GTTCTATTAAGTGCTTCTAAGTTGAACATACCAGGAGGCGAGTTCTGGGCAAGTTGTAATGCCATCTGAGCCATCATCATCCTATGTGCATTTGAAGGAATGTTTGGATCACTGACAGGTAGGACATCTACACGACCATCAAAGTCTTTCCTAAAGATATGCTGATTAGCATTAGGAACCTCATACGGATACTTAGAAGGTAGATACTCATAATCAATCGTAGCTAACAATCTAAATTCATCTTTCTGAGATTTGTGAAGTCTCTTGTGAATTGCACTAAAGAACTTGCTTGATGCTTCTAGTAGAGCCATTGTCGTTCCAACAGGACCATAAGAAGCATTATCGGAAATAACCTGTTCCGAACTATCTGCAAACTTCTGTCCTGCTGCTGATACAAACGTAAGCATCTGGTAGAGAGTTGAGGAAGGCTCCTTGTATGGCAAGGGAACAATAGCCTTTGAGAGATCAATACCAGTTGACTCAACTTCCTTAAATTCACCAGGAGCAATGGGATCGTTGTCACCAACCACCCGTACACCCTTTGCTTTAAAACCTCCTGGTAAGTTCGCAAATTGACCTGCATCTACTAAAGCTCTCATAGCTGCCGTAGCAGTCATAGTAAGATTACCTAAGAAATGCATTAGGCCAAATCCATAGAAACCGAACCCTGGAACGAATCTGTAATGTGTAAAGTGTATTTTCTTTTCTCTATTCGGATCGTCTTGGTTGAAGTTTCTACGAATACTTAAAACTTGTTTAGACCTTTCTTCTATCGTTACAATATACGGAAGTGCTACACCATCAGGGTCATCGTATGGTGCAGGTAGATCAAGATAACAATGTTGTTCTAAAAGAGTATATTGTGGATCATTATCACTAGAAGGAGAGAATCCTAGAATAGTATTCATCTTCTCTCCCATAGCACTCTGCTCTGGTTGACCTGCTTGTGGTAATTCTATTTCAGCATAGATACCAGCAGAGATGTCCCTTTTAAGATCATTAGGACTACGGTAGATGACATGAGTATACCTATCAGCCCTACGAAGATCACTAGCATAGTAAGACACGTAAAACTGATCAATAGGCACAAACTCTGATACAGGACGTTTAAGATTTGCGTCATAGTATATTTTTTTGAAAGCTGATCCTATGAGTGGCAGATGGAACAACATCCGTTCAAACTCATCGAAGTATTCAGACATCTGCTCTGTTAATTGATAATTCATAAAGTCCTTGACACGATTAGCTTGCATCTCCTTATCAGGAGTTTGCTTACCTATGATCTGTGTCTTAACAGGCCCACTAGCAGGGAATAATTCCTGTGATGCCTTGGACTGGAATTTTACAGCGGATTCAATTAATAGGGGATGCACGGCTGTACACGCACCTTCAAATGGTTCTGTCGCATCTTGAAGTTTCAAACCAAGGAGATCAAAACCACGTTCAAACATATCTTCCCATTCACCACGGGAATCTTTGTCACTCTGATAATTATCATAAACTTGATTAGCGATATCGTCTAAGTCATCTTCATCTATGTCTTCACATAGATCGTCATACCATTCACCTAAACCAATCGCATCTTCTTCTGTTACTTCCTCTTCCATACCAAAGTCTACAGTTACTCCTCCATCATCATCTACTTCAATAGATGCAGCAGACTCTTCTTCTATTCCTATATCCATAGGAATAACATTAGACTTTAACATCTCATAAGGATTTTTCTCAACAGCCATTAATATATTCCTCTCGCTTTAGGGTAAGGGTTACGTGCTACTATACCACCCCTATTAAATACTTTTGTTTTTCCTTGGGTATCTTTAAATGTAAAATTCTTCTTATATTCAGATAAAGTAGGTTTACGTGCTCCTTTTGCAAATACAAGAGGACCAACTTGTATTACTTCATCGGCTCCTTGTAGGGCTTGGCCTGTAGCTTTATCATAAAAGTAACTTCCTCTATAAGGGTTCATTCCTACCTGTATCCATTCTTCACCTGCTTCATCAAAAAACTTTCCATCCTTCTGTCGTTTAAATAAATTTTCTGCAAAAGAGATGGTATCACTATCAGGAGTTTCTATCCAGTCTCCTTCTATTCTTGCAATAGTAGATTTAGGTTGAGGACGCATATTTTTAGGATCAGACCGCATTTTAGTTGCTTCTTCCGAAGTCGGCTTTCTTTTATATTTTTTAACAAATTTCTCTTTTGCTCTTTCTAGTAATTCCTTATTAGGTTTTAATTTTTCTGAAGCAATATCTAAAGCTGTTCGTGAGCTACTTCCGAACATAACATCTGTAAGTCTAGCTGTTTTTGAATATGCTGTTGGTGCTCCCTTTAATCCTTCATGTATACTAACAATCCACGTATCATGTTTATTGTAGGCTGGTATATCCAATCTTGTTGCTACTCGTTGTCCTTTTAAACTTTTATTTAATCCTACAATACCTTTTTTAACTTGATTCTTATTTAAGGCTCCAATCATATCTGAAAAGCTAGGAATTTTTTGAACACTATCTATCATTTCCATTGGTAACTTTTCTTTAATAATATTTCTTAATTTCTTTCCTGTAAGTTCGCCCTTATCAAATTGTTCTACAGCTTCTCTAACATCAACGTCTTGTGCTTGTCTTTGATCAAATTTATTTTCAGGAGAAGACTTCCATACTTTTTGGAACTCCTCTATTTTATCATCAGACTGTAATAAATTTTTAAGTCCCTTATTATCTACAGGCATAGCTTTAGGTGCAGCCTTCATAGCCATCTTTAATATTGTAGATAAACCTGCCACTATACTAGTCCTATCAGATAAGGGTTGGTCTTAATACTTCCACCCATATTAAATCCTATGGTAGACTCCATCTTAGGATCAAAGAGAGGAACAAATTGTTCTTTAGGATTAAAGAGCATTACATTCTTTGCTCCCCTTTCCGTTGTGGTAAATGCATCATATCCAAGTTTTTGTATTGCTTTTTTAATACTTGGAGTTTCCATAAATGTCCACTGACCGTTTTCAAGATCAGTTTTTAAATTTAGTTTTTCTTCTGGGGATAAGTCATTATACTTTACTGGTTTCCCAAATCCATCCCCATCCCATTGATGTAATGTCGTCACTGGATTTTTTTCTTTTAAGTATTTTAATAAAACATTCCTATCTTCAATCTTATTATAATCAAATAATTTTTTAACTTTACCTACACCTACAATAGTACGTGCTCCTCTACTCTTCTCTTGTGAATCTGTCATCTCTTCAAACCATCTTCTCTCAGCTTTAGTTAATGTTTTCCATTTTTTCTTGCTTAATTTAATATATCTAGATAAGTCTTGAGGTGTCCCACTTAGCTTCTTTTTTAAACCAAATACATTTGTAACAGTGGGATCAGTTGAAGTGGATAAAAAATTATGTCCATAATGACCTTCTTTCTCTCCACTCTCTTTTATTTTTTTTAACTCAAATGTTGGAAAGGGTTCTTTAGATGAAGTTGCATGAAAAAGAATTGTAGGAAGTCCATCACTTTCACCAATAATTTTTTTAGCTTCTTCTTTACCAAGACTTTCTTCTAATCGTTCTTGAGCATTAAGTCTTAATGCTTTAAAATTTTTTACACGATAGTTTCGGTTTGCTAATCGTTCACTAGGAATATCAGAAATATAAACTTTTGGATCTCTTACATTCAATATACTTTCTACTTCTTTATCAAATATAAGTGGATTATCTAATAATGGCGCAGCATTTTCTCTTACTTCTCGTTCTTGTATAACAGACCTATCTTTCTGCCTAAATATAGGTTTAGGTGTATGGACAGCCTTCGGCAAAGCCTTACCAGCATTTTTTATAGCTACAATCTTTAATAATGTAGATAAACCTGCCATATATATTATCCTCCACTCTACACTATATATTATACACTTAAAAGTTCCAGTATGCAACTCTTTTTTTCGTAGGTGGTCCATCCTCCCAGTAAGGATCATCAGGATGTAGTAGGTTCCATGATTCCTTCATGTAGTGAATAGCCATTGTCATAGCATCTACTTGGTCATCGTGTGCTCCATTAGGAAAGGTAATCAACTCATCCACAAGTTCTTCTGACCACTTCCTACCTTTAGGAAACCATACACGACCAGCTTCCATTGAGGGAGTAGCAGCGTATACTCTGGATAC